TACGTCCGCTTCCGGTTGACCCCCGGCGCCGAGCCGCGTGATCCCAACGGTCTTGTCGTTTCGCCCGTCCTCGCCACGGCGCTGGCTCAGACCGTGCCGCAGATCTTGGCCGACTACCTCAAGTTCTCTTTGACCGGCGACCTGCAAACGGAGGACGGCCAGCTCGACAAAGCGCAGGTCATGTATGGCCGGGCCGAGCTGTCACTGGTCAAGGAGACCGAGAAACTCACGTTCCAACAGCGCCAAGTCCGCCGATGGACCGCCAATGTTGGACCTTACTGACGCTGAAAACTATGAGCTTGCCCAATAACAGAATCACCAACGGTCTAAGCGGCGGCATCTACATCGCCGACACCACGGCCCGCACCGGCGACTGGCTCGCCATTCAGATCCTTGCCGATGCCAAGTTTGCCATATTAACGACCAACATTTCAGACGACCCAAGCTCGGTGTTAGCGGCTGAAGCCAGCGCCTTTTACTCTGCGACAATCCCGGCCGGAACCACACTCTTCGGCAAGTTCACCGCGATCACACTGCATAGCGGGCGCATCGTTGCCTACAACTCCTGAGTTCGCACCTTACTAAAAACCAAAACTATGGGACACCCTAATAACAAAATCACGAATGGTCTAAGTGGCGGCACCTACATTGCCGACACAACGCTGCGCACTGGCGACTGGTTCGCCGTGCAAGTGCTGGCCGACGCCAAGTTCCACACGCTGACCGGCAACATAACCAACGGCATCGCCAACACGACTGACGCAAGCGCCCCAGTCATCCCCGCTGGCACCGTGCTCTTCGGCAAATTCACGGCATTAGACCTGCACAGCGGCCGCATCATCGCCTACAACGCCTAATGGTTCTCGCCCCGACATTGTCAGTAAACGGCAGCTATGGTCTTGCAACTGTAGACTATAACACCGTTGTGGTATCAGGGGCAGGAACAGCGGCCGCCAATGGAATTTACACCGTCACAGGAGAGTCGGTCGGCAAACCATACTATAACCTTGCTGGCTCTACAGACGCAGATCGAAGCGCGATTTCCTGGGATAATGGTTACTGGACTATTTGGGGGTCACAGAATGAGGCTCAATATGCCTCCACAGACGATGTGGCGTTCCCTTGGCAAGTAACGACTTGGTTTGGCGAAGACGGCGGCCCGCCAATGCCAACGCTAACTCCAGCAACCGTATAATACCTTATGAGCTTTATGCAGACCCACTTTTCAACCGTCGAGCGCGGCGCCCTTGGAACATTTGCCAGCATCGGTAGTGCCGCGATTTCCATGGTCTCGCATGTAGAAGTCTACCTCCGAGTCGCCGGTCTTTGCGTCGGTCTGCTGGTCGGCTTGGTCACACTAATTTCGGTTCTGCACGATCTCAGAACTAAACAAAAGATAACGAAGATAACGAAGGAGAAACTATGAGAAACTGGAAAACAACTACGCTCGGCGCATTGACCGCCATCATCGCTGTCGCCACTGGCGCCAAAGAACTCTTGGCCACCGGCAGCATTCCCGACATCGGCCTCATCGCCGCAAGCCTCATGGCAGCCTGGGGGCTCGTGATGGCCAAGGACAACAATGCGCGGCTCTAAGATTATCGCCGCTCTCATCCTGCTCACCGGGTTCGCCCTCCTGGGGAGCGGCTGCGTGACGGTCGGCTATGACTTTGTGAAGCAGCAAGCGACCGTGACCGTCACGCCGAGCACCAAAGGCTACGCGAAGTAACCCATGTGGACCTGGCTCAAGAGAATCTTTGGCAAGAAATCCGACGCTACCCCAGCGCCGGCCTTGCCGAGTTATGTCTCCGCATCCAGGCCGAGCTTCACCGTCGAGCCGCCGCTGACGAGCTACGACGAACGCCGGGTCAACACGCCGAACAAACAAGCCAACCGCATCAAGCCGCAAGCCGTCGTCCTGCATCATTCGGACGGCAGCTACCGGGGTGGCGTGGAGTGGATCGCTAACCCCGTCTCCAGAGTGTCCTACCACGTCCTCATATCCCGCGACGGCCGCCGCACCGTCTTCGCCAACGACACCGACCGCTGCTGGCACGCCGGTGTCAGTTCATGGCTTGGCCGCAAAGACCTCAACAGTTGGAGCCTCGGCGTGGCCTGGGACGGCAACACCTACGAAGAGCCCCTGGGCGAAGACGCCATGGCCAGCGCCCTCGAATACCTCGTCCCCCGCATGAAGAAGTGGGGTATCCCACTGAACATGGTGGTCACGCACCAACAGGTTTCCCCAACGCGCAAAACCGACATCTCTCCCGCCGACGCGGCGCGGTTCAAAAGCAGACTCCGTTCTGCACTGAACACTGAAAACTGAACACTGAAAACTCTTCCATGGCATTAGAGAGTCCAATCCAACGCGACGGCGACAACGGATTCATCGGCTTCGCCAGCCGCTTGAACCCGCTGACTCTTCCGGCGGGTATGCTGCAAGACAGCGTCAACATGCGCCTCGAGCGTGGCACAGCGCAGACGCGCAAAGGCGCCAAGCGTCTCGCCGATGCCATCAGCACGGCGGACGAGCCGCTCACGCTTTCCTTTGACCTCGCGGCGGACAAAGCCATCAGCACGATCACCCGCAGCGGCACGCTCGCCACCGTCACCACAACCGCCGCGCATGGCTACACCGGGACGCCCACGGTCAACATCCGTGGGGCGACCGGCGTGGACGCTGCGCTTTACAACGGCGACTTCGTCATCAGCTCCCCTAGCGGCACGACCTTCCAATACACCATGACCGGCACGCCGACAGCTAGCGCTACCGGCACGCTGATCGCCAACAAGGGGCCGCTGGTCAAAACGACCTATACCGGCGGCATCTTTGCCTCGGGCGTGTTTGCCAGCCGCAACTACGACAACGCCAACGAGTATATCGTGATGTGCGGACCAGACAGTGCCTACCTCTGGCGCAATGTTTCGCCGACAGACACCGTTGTCACGGTGGGCTATCCCAGCTCGCCGGACGAAACCGTGGAAGCGACTGACACGGTCTCCGTCGTGCAGGCCTACGACCGACTTTATGTGCTCCGCGAGGCGGCGCTGACCGGCACGTTTGCCGAAGTGGGGCGCGGAACTAATGTTAATGCGGGCGCGGCAACCATGACCATCGCCTCGCCAGCCGTGGTCACAAAAACTGCCCACAATTTGGAGAATGGCATGGCCGTGGTTTTCAGCACGACCGGCGCCTTGCCGACCGGCGTGACGGCGGGGACGGTGTATTACGTCATCAACAAGGCGACCGACACGTTGCAGATCAGCGCGACCAGCGGCGGTGTGGCCATCAACACCTCCGGCACTCAAAGTGGCACGCACACGCTTACGCCGGTCAGCGCAGTGGTCAACTCAACTACTGCCACCATCTTCAGCAAGAGCCACGGCTACATCGTGGGCAACCGCATCCGCCTGACCGCCGGATCGTCGGCCGCCTTGGACGGGCATGAGTTCGATGTCGCCACCAAGACCGACCACACATTTACCGTCACGGTTCCAAGCGGCACGGCCAGCGACCTCACTGCTGGCCTGCGCCTGCGCCGCGTCAAGCCACCACTCTATTGGACCGGCAGCGGCAGCTTCGTCCGCGCTGCGGCCGGTGTGCCCGCCGAAGGGGTGACCTACAAGCGTATGCGCTCGGTCGGCTGGGCGAGCTACATCCAGAATCGGCTTATTATCCCTGACGGCCGCGACCAAGTTGCCATCAGCGATTATTTGGATGGAGACCTTTACGATCCGTTCTGGGCCAGCTTCCGCACCGGCGCTGGTGGTGGCGACTTTGTTATGGCCGTGCATCCATGGGTCGAAGGATCGGCGCTGGTCTTCTGCCGCAAGAGCATTTGGCTCGCTACCTTGGCGCAATTCCCCGCGACCAATGGCAGCGACTTCGCCATCGACACCGCCGTGGCCAAACTAGAACTCGTCACCGACGAGATTGGTTGCTCGGCCCGCAACTCTATCGTCACCGCCGGTCGATACGTTTTCTTTCTGAGTGACGCAGGCGTCTACCGTCTCGACACTCAGCTCGACCTCAAATTGCGCGGCGACACCAAGCCGCTCAGTGATCCGGTCGCCGACCTCTTTGAGCGCATCGACCAGAGCAAGGTGCAACGCGCCTTTGGCATTTGGCATTCCAACCGCTACATCCTCGCCGTCCCGACCCTCGACTCGCCCGACGAGACCAACGATCTCGTCGTCACTTGGTCGGCCCTCAATAACCAGTGGGAAAGCCGGGACATCTACGGCATCGGCGTGGACGCCTTGGTGGTCGGCACCTACAGCAATGTCCGCCGCCCCTTCAATGTCCGCCGCACCGGCAAGCTCTACCTCCTCGACGAAAAGGACAACGGCACCGACGACGAACCGAGCGGCAGCAATGTCGGCCAAGTGGTCGGCACAATCAAGACCCGCCGCTACAACATGGGGACGATGAGCAGCAAGCGATTCACCCGCAGTCTCGCCGATGTTGTCCTGCCCGATGACGGCAGCATCACGGTCAAAGCCAACCTCATCAACCCCGACGCCGAGATAACCTTGGTGCCGGGGCAGAGCAACGACACCGGTGTCGGCGAGGACTACACGCTCAAGCAGCCGATCCGCCGCAAGGCGCACGCCGCAGAGTTAATCTTTGAAACCACGGCTCGGCGCCCAGAAATCCGCAACGTCAGCATCGAGGCCGCCGGCCCATCCAACCCGCCGACCGAAACCAGAAACGCAGCATAACTTATGGCAACCATCGCAATCACCAAAGGCTACAACGATCCATCCGGCTTTACATCCGGCGAGACGGTTACACCCGCCAAACTCAACAGCGCCCAGTCGCCGACTGCCGCCATCACGTTCGTGACCGCCGACGACACCGACAACTCAACGCTGGAAGTCAGCGGAGGGAAGTTTCGGGTCAAGGACGGTGGCGTAACTTTAGCCAAGCTCGTCACCGCTGTGCAGCAGGCTCTCTTGCCCGCAGGCGCCGTGCAGGCATTTGCCATGAACAGCGCACCGGCAGGCTGGCTGGCAGCAGACGGCAGCAACGTCAGCCGCAGCACCTACGCCTCGCTCTTTAGTGCTATCGGCACAACCTACGGTGCCGGTGACGGCAGCACGACCTTTGCTCTGCCTGATCTTCGCGGCTACTTCGTGCGCGGCAGCGGCACCAACAGCGACGGCACGGCGGCAGGGACGTTTGGCACCAAGCAGGCGGACGAGCTTGAGAGTCACCAGCATGCATTCGTTGAGCAGGGGGCTATCGCAAACTCCCAATTTTCAACACGCGGAGGGACAGGAATGGATGGGGCATACGATATCTCGAGAAGCACTGCCTTCACCGGCGGCACCGAAACCCGCCCGAAGAACATCGCCATGCTGTATTGCATCAAGTTCTAAGCATGACCCCATGGCAAAAAGCCTACTGCATAGCAATCGAGCAGGGCGTTTCCCCCGAAGAATACTCGGAGCGAATCGGGTTGTGCTGGCTGCATGGCACGGTGGTCTCGACGCCGACCGAGTTCCTGGCGTTTCACGAGACCTCGCACCTGGGCGAGCGGGCTTACTTTGTCTGCATGGCGGTGGGCGGCGCCGGGCGGGTGCTCGAGCGGTTCCTGCGTTATGCGCCGGAGCCTCGGCCATGGGTGCTGTGGTGTCGGAACAACGAGGACCGCATACGGGCTTTCCGTTGGGATAAATTAACAAGAAAGGCAGGACTACTAAAATGATGGAACAACTACTGGAAATTATGATGTGGGCGCTGGCGCCAGCCAGCGGAGCGTTGCTCTTGGGCAACTTCGGTGGCGGCGCGGCGCAGCCAAAACCGCCGGAGCTCGACGTGAATAAGTCGGCGCAGCTCTACGAGCGTCAACTTCAGCTGCAACGACAAAACCTGCCAGGAATGACGGCGGTCGCCGGCCAAGCGAGCCGGGGGCAATACCGGGCGAATATTGATTTCGGCCTGGGGCTGCTCAATGACCGGAAATTGCGGGCCAGGTATGAGGCGGCGCTGCCGGACGAGATGCGGCGCCGGCGGGCGTTGCTCAAGCAGCTCGACGCGGCCGATGCGGCTTCTCCGGAATACGCCAGGCTGCAGGGCACGCTGGCGGACGCCACGGGCGGCACCTTGGGTCAGGCTTTGACCCGTGAGGCGGAAACCCGGGCGGGAAATATCGGCGGACTGACGCCGGAGGAGGAGCGGCAAGCGACCCAACAGGCTCGCGCCGGCATGGCCGCCCGGGGCATGGCCACGGGCAATGCGGGCTTGGGCGCCGAATTGCTCAACCGCAGTCAATTCCAGCGGGCTCGGCGATCTGAGGACCTAAACCTAATCGGATCGGTCGGCCAGGCCGACGAGGCCCGCCGCACCGGCTACGCCGGACAAGCGGCCCAGTTGGCGGAGCAGGAACGGATGCGGCGGATGGGCTTGGGCCAGAACGCTTACAACTTTGCCTTGGGCAGCAACCCGGGGATGATGGCGCTGGGCATGGGCTCGCCGTATGCCAACGTGACGCCGCAGTCGATGCAGATGGTGTCGGGCTCGCAGGGGCTCTCGCCGATGTATTCGGGTGGGCAGTTCTCGGGCCAAGGCGGCGGCGGTTTTAATATGATGGGCGCCGGCGCGGGTGCGCTGTCGGGTGCGGCGACGGGCGCAATGCTCGGATCTGTGGTGCCGGGCATCGGCACGGCGGCCGGCGCCATTGGCGGCGGACTGATCGGTGGACTCGGCGGCAGCCTCTCCGACGAACGGGAAAAGACAGACATCAAACCGCTCGGCACGCTGACCGATGTGCTCAAGATCCCCGCCTACGAATACCGCTACAAGGGCGAGAAGAAGAAGCGTCGCGGCGTGATGGCGCAGGATGTCCAGAAGGTGCTGCCGGAGGCGGTGACTGAGGTGGACTACCAGGGCAAACGGCGGCTGGCGATCAAGCCAGGCGTGATCGGCGCGGCCTTGGCCGAAGAACTTACCAACCAAACCAAGGCCGTGGCGGCTTAACTCAGAAAGAATACGACAATGAATCCAGCAGAATTTTGGCAGATCGAAATGCAGAATCAGAAGAACCAGCAAGCTCAACAGCAGCAGCAACAGCAGGCGCTGATGCAGGGTGTGCAGGATCTGGCGGGGGCCTATATCGGACTGCAGACGCAGAAGGCGCAGACCAAAGCATTCGGCGACGTGCTCGAGATGCACGGGCCGACGATCTTTGGCGAGGGGGCGGGTGATTTGCTCGACCGCTACAAGAAGGGCAACCAACAGGAACAGCTGGCCATGATGAATTTCATGGGCGGGCAGTTCGGTCAGCAGCTCGGCCGGGCGGAATACCTCAACCAACAGGCGGCGGCCTTCGGCGGCAACCGCGGGACGGGGACCGGGACCGGCGGGGGTAACCAAGTCTACGTGCCTTTCGGGCAATAACGAATATGGCTGAACCAACGCAAACCTTTGGCCCTTGGCTGAGAGCGAAGCTGGTGGAGGCGGGAGAAATCGCGCCGGATGCCCAGGGCGTGAACCTTGATCCGAAAGTCCGCGATGCTTACCTCCGCATGTGGCAAAACGAATCGAAGGGCGGCTCCTCGTTCACGCCGACGACGGGCATGATGACGAACCAGGTTTCGGGGACGGTGACGCCTTACTTCATGAGCTCGCCGAACTCGGCGCAAATCATGGCCGAAAAGCAGGCGACGATGAAGATGGTCCCGGGCAAGGATGGCAAGGCCTATGCTTTCGACCCGCTAACCGGGACGGTGGCGCCGGTCACGGTGAAGGGCTCGACCAATCAATTTGAGATGGACCCGAAGGCTAACCGCCTGCAGGAGCTCATGGACGCGATGGGCGGCGGCGCGGCGGCGGAGGAGGAGGAAGCGCCGGGAATTCTCGCCCGCATTTTCGGCGGAGCCACGGCCACGCCGGCGCCGACGCCAAGCCCGACGCCGATGGCCACGCCGGCCCCGGCCATGGCCGGGACGGATGCTCCGGTGCCGGTGGCTGCGCCGGCGTTGTCGACGCCGGAGGCGGTGCGGGCGGCGTTCTTGGCGGGACAGATCAGTGAGGCCGATGCGGTGCGGATGTTGCGTGGTGGGCGATAATAGCGTCCATGGCTCTCGCTGCTTTCCAATCTGACCAGCAGGCGCTGGACTTTCTCTATGGCGGTCCGGTGGCGGACCCGCAGTTGGATATTGCGCCGGAGGCGCCGGAGGAGATGGAGCTGGGGCCGGATCGCCTGGTCCAAGCGGCGGATGCCGCGTTCCTCAATGACCTCGATGCGCAGGGGGAACCGCCGCTGCCGCGGGAGGATGAGGATTTGCCGCCGGTGCAACCGGTGAGCCCGCCCGCGCCCGCCGCGGGGTTTGCTTCGGATGAGGAGGCGCTGGCGTTCTTGTCGGCGGGGGCAGGGGAGCAGACGAGCGAGCCGGTGGTGCCTACCTCGGGGTTCGGATCGGATGAGGAGGCTTTGGCGTTTCTCCAAGGGGCGGAGCAACGGGCGCCGGAGATTAAGCTGCCGGCGCCGCGGCCGACACCGAAGCCGGTGACAACACCGGAGGCGGCGGATGGCAGCGACGTGACTTTCGATGCGAAGGGGCCGGCGTTTCAATTTACCGGTTCCCTGGTGGTGGACCCGGAGACGGGGACGATGGCGACCGATCCATTGAAGCGGGCGCCGCGGCTGGTGCCTTCGGAGGGCGGGCAGATCGTCTTTGACCAATCCTCGCCGGAGCGATTTACCCAGGGCGTCGAGGAGGCGTTTGCCGCGGGGATCTTGCCGCAGTCGAACTACGAGAAGATCAAGGCGGATGAGGCAAAAATTTTCAAGGTGATGGATGACCGGCGCAAGCTGGAGGAAAAGGCGCAGGCGGACCCGAAGCTGCTGGCTTTCTTGCAGGGCGCGGGCCGGGGCGGTGCGATGACGGTGGGTGCGGTGGGTGGGGCGAAGCTGCTGGCGGCGGGTGCGGGGGCGGCGTTCTTGGCATCTGGCGTGGGTGCTCCGCTGGCGCCGGCGGCGGCCGTGGTGGGTGGCGTGGCGGGCGCGGTCGGCGGGGGCATTGCGGCGGGCTTGGGCTACGATGCGATCTACAAGAAGCTGGGCGAACATTTTACGGAATACGACGATGTGATGAAGGCGGCGGAGCTTTTCCCGATGCACAAGGCGGGGGGCGAGATGGGCATGGCGGCGCTGGCGCTGCCGGTGTCGGTGGCGCAGGGCGCCCGGGGACTCATGACAGCGGCGGCGGCGGCCAGGGAGGCTGGGCAGGCGGTGGCGCCGGCGGTGGCTCGCCAGGCGGCGCTGGCTGGGGCGGCGGGCGCCGGGACGGGCGTGGTGGCGTATCCGATCGATGCGGCGGTGCGGGGCCAGGAGATCACGCCGGGGGGATTTGCCATGGCGGCGGGTGCTGGCGCTTTAACGGGGGGATTTTTCATCAATAACAAAGCGGCCACGCAGAAGGATTTGCTGGCCGTGGCGGCGAAGATGAAGGCGGGGACTCCGCTCACGGCGGCGGAGTCGGAGCTGGCCCGGGTGGCAGCGCCGGCAATGCGGGCGGCGTTTGCCGAGATGGACGCGGCGGGCGGGGTGCGCTTGCGGCCGACCTACGATGCGGATGGACAGTTTCGGGCGAATGATCCGGAGTTCAGGGCGCAGACGACCAGCGTGGCGGGATTCATGCCCAGGGTGGCCGGGGCGCAGGCTCGCGTGCCCTACCGCGTGCCGGCCAGGCTGCCGGAGGGTGCGGTGGCTCGGGCCAAGGCGGACGTGCCGCAGGCTTTGCCGGCGCCTGGTGCGGCGACTGCGGCGACAACGACGGCGCCAAGCGTGCCGCGGGAGGCGCCGGTGAATGTGCTGCCGCCTGGGACGGTGACGATTCCGATGCCGGGGCCGGCACCCGCGGTGGCCGTGGCGGTGCCGCCGGCGATGTCGGCGGCGATGATGGAGCCTTTCAATTGGGCGCTGGATACGGCGAATGCTCGGGGTATTGATTTGGAGGAGGCGGAGACGGACAACTGGAATGCGCTGCTCTCGGAGCATTTGCAGATCGTGCGTTCGGCGATCGATGCGGGGGAACCGGTGTCGGTGAAGGCGTTCCAGGTTTATGATTTGTCGGTGCCGTTCTATGACCTGGACCCGGCGACGGGGACGGCGACGCTGAATACGCAGACGCTGAAGGATTATGAGGACTATCTCTCGGGGCAGGAGGGCGAATACCGGGAGAGCATGGCGGGTGCGGGCGCGGAGGAGTTGCTGGCGGCGGTGATCGATCTGGGTGGGTTGCCGGCGCCGAAGTCGGGCTCGAAGCGGGCGGTGTGGACGGGCGAGCTGAAGGCGCTCTACGAGGAGGCGAAGGGCGCGGGCAAGGGCAAGGGGGGCGATAACCAGAAGGGGGTCTTTATCAATAAGCTCTTCCGCCGGGATGGCATGGATCTCGATGAGATGACCATGGCGCTCCGACAAAAGGGCTTCCGGGTGGAGACGGAGGCGGACCTGATCGAGTTGCTGGGAACCAGGCTGCGCTCGGGTCGGGAGATTTTCGGGATGGCGACGCAAAGCATGGAGGATGTGCCGCTGGAGATGCGTGGGGCGCGGCGGGCGGCGGGGCCAGGGCCGCGGCAGATGGATTTGCTGGGCGAACAGGATGTGGAGTTTGGCCTAATGGGCCAGACGGATGCTCGCAGCCTGACGCCGCAGGAGCTGGCAGCTCGAGCTGAGGCGGAGGCGGCGGCCGCGGCGGCGGAGGCGGGGCAGGGGGATTTGTTTGGGGGAGAGATAAGAGGCAGTCGGGCCGCTGGGCCAGCGGTGCCTACCGGGGCAGCGCCTACAGGCTCGCTGTCGAGTGATCCGCTGACGCCGCCGGCTACGGTGCGGTCAGGCGGGGGAGCGCAGGTGCCGCCGGGGATTCCGGTGGGGATGGCGGCGTTGCAGACTCCGGACTGGGTGCTGGCTCGGGGGGAGACGTCGGCGGGGCGCCGGCTCATTAAGGGGGTGGAGAATTTCCGCCCTGGGCAACGCTGGGGCTTTCGCTCGATCGTGGATTTTGTCAATGAGGCGGTGCGCCTGGAGATGCGGCGGTCGACGACGCAGACGTCGCGGACGCATCCGGCGCACTATAAGCCGGCGAACCATGTGGCTTACACGCGGGAGACGCAGAGCCAGATCAATTTCCACGAGGCGGGGCATGGGCTGGAGTATCTCTTGCGGGCGAGGTTGCCGGATATTTTCGTGCCGTTTGGGGCGGAGCTGATTGCGCTAACTAATCGACCGGGCAGCATGGCGAGTGATCCGCCGGCTTCGCTCTCGCCGGTGGGGCAATACAACTATCGGCTGGGTGAGGGCGTGGCGGAGTGGACGCGGCTGTTGCTGACGGACCCGGCGACGGTGCAGAACTTGCAGGTGTCGGCGGCGATCTCGGCGGCGGCGGAACGGTTTTATCCTGGCATGGCGAAGCTCTTGCGGGATGCGGCGCGGGCGGTCAATGCTTTCCAAGGGCAGGATGTGGCGACGCGGTGGGCGATGTTTAACGCGCCGCCGAATGTGCGGCCTTCGGCTAATGAGTTGATCGGGGCGATCGTGCGCGGGGGCGAAGCGGCGGTGAATGCGATCGCTTCGGGGGCGCCGGTGTCGGGGCTGGATCGGAAGATCACGCGGGCGATCATCAAGCAACGGAAGGAGACGGAGACGGCTTACAAGGCGGCGGTGACGAAGGCGCGGGCGGTGCGGTCGACGAATCTGACGCCGCTGATGTCGGCTTACAATATGATCCTCTCGATCGGGGCGGAGACGCAGCTGGCGATCTCGGGCGCGGGGATCTCGAAGGGGCTGCGGATTGTGGAGGCGGATGGAAGTATCCGCTACCTGACGCATGATGCCTGGGTGGATTTGCGGAAGAAGGTGCCGGCTTCGAAGTTGGCGCAGTTTGACCAGGCGGCGTGGGCGCAGGAGTCGCTGAACCGGTGGGAGAATGGGGGCCTGGAGTATCCGGGGATGCGGGAGGGGATCTTGCCGGATGACTTGAAGGCGATCGTGGCCATGGCGGTGCAGGATATTCCAAATTTTACGCGGATGTATAAGGAGCAGTCGCGCTTCCATGACTTGATCCTGGAGGTGAAGGAGGCGGGCGGGCTGATCTCGGGGATGGACCGGGCGCGGATGCAGGGGGCGCGGCCGGGCTACTGGCCGCTGCCGCGGGTGATGACGGCGGGCCGGGGCGCGGCGGGCCGTGGGCGGGGCGATATGTCGGCGGGGGTCTACCGGGCGCGGGGCTCGGGGGAGGCGATCCGGAATATCGATGAGGTGACGGAGGAGCGGGTGCGGGAGATGTTCGAAGCCTACTACTGGAATCGCTTCGGGTTGAAACTCTACGACAATATGGCGGCGGTGGCGAAGGATCTCTCGCTGCCGGCGGAGGCGCGGATCTTGGCGGGCTCGACGATGGTGAAGATGAAGATGCCGATGAAGGCGGCGGCTTCGGTCTCGAAGGAGGAGGCGCTGGGCTGGGTGATGAAGTCGATCGCGGATGCCTATGAGAAGGTGCTGGGCTTCCGGCCGGAGGTGAAGGCGGAGGATGTGAATCTCTCGTGGAGTTTCCGGGATGTGTGGCGGCCGGTGAAGCCGACGGATGTGAATGTGGTGTCGCTGCTGCGGGATGGGGTGCGGGAGTATTACCAGCTGGGTGATCCGGCGATCTTCGGGCTCTTTGCCAGTCCGCAGACGGCTTCGAAGATGGGCAAGGCGGCGTCCTGGCTGCTGGGGCCGATGACGCAGAATTGGAAGCGGAACATCACGCAGGGTGCGGTCTTTGCGCTGAGGAATTTGTTTCGTGATACCTTCACGCAGACGTTGCTCAATCCGGACCCGGTGGCCTGGGTGCCGGGCTGGGCGCATACGAAGGGCGTGGTCAATAAATTTACGCAGAAGTATCCGCAGGTTTTCTCGGAGGGTTTGCTGCTTTCGCGGGTGCAGCCGAGTGAGCAGGAGATGCTGGCGTCGCTCAAGCACGGGGCGATCTGGCAGTGGCTGAGCGAGGGTTTCTATGTGAGCCAGGCGAAGGACCCGGTAATCAAGACGGTGGCGACGGTGCTGCAGCCGAGTAATTGGCTGTTCCCGCTCTGGAAGACGGCGGACTTGATCAACTTGGTGACGGGTGGGCGGGCGATGGCGGCGTTCTTCGAGACGGCGGGCCGCGAGGGCGCGGCGGTGGCGGCGCTGGAACGTGGGGCGACGGATGAGGAGGCGCTGGCGAAGTATTGGACGGCGAGCGGGCAGTTCAATGAGCACTCGGGGCTTGCCGATGCGAGGATTGCGATGAGCATCCCGGGCTTCCTCAACCCGATGCTGCAGGGCGTGCGCAATGTGGGACAGAAACTTTCCGACCCTGACCCGGCGGTGCGGGGGACGGCGTGGACGCGGCTCTTGGTGATGATTCCGGCGATGTTCGGCGGGGCGGCGATCGCTCGTTTCCTCATGATGGATGAGGAGGAGAAGGAGCGGGAACGTCAGCGGGTGGTGGATGATCGGCTGTCGTTCATGGATCTGGCGGGGTTCTCGGTGCCGTTTCCCTACGGGCCGGAGGGCGTGATGGGCTCGGTGGTTTATAATGCGACGATGGATGATCTCCTGAGGCGGCCGAAGGTGGACGCGAACCGGACGGCGATCATGCTGCTGAAGCGGATCGTGGACCCGGGGAGCGGGCTGCAGTTCTTCGGGCCGCAGCTGGCGACGATCATGGAGGCGAACATGAATTGGTCGACGTTTCGCCAGAAGCATATCGTGGCGCCGTGGATGGTGCAGCTGCCGGCGAGCGAGCAATACTACAGCACGACGCCGGAGTTCTACCGGAAGGTGGGGACGATGATGAATTATTCGCCGGCGAAGCTGCAGTATATCGTGCAGCAGGCGCTGTCGCGGCAGGCGGATGAGACGCTGCGCCTGGCGGAGTCGATCGACCGGGGCCGGCCGATGATGGAGATGGCGGATGTGCCGTTCGTGGGGAGGTTGTTTGTCCGTGATCCGATCGGATTCGGCAGCCAGGCGGTGCAGTCGGTGACGTCGGTGGAGGATCGGTTGCGGCTGCTCGATGAGCGGCTGAAGGCGAAGGGCTGGAATATGCTGCGTGATCCGGAGTTTCCCGCGGAGGATCTGGGCAGCGACCAGCTGCGGCATCTGCAGGTGCAGCTCGCCTACATGCAGGACTTGCGCAAGGGGATCGGCGTGCTGGCGCAGATGCAGGGGGTGGCGAAGTATTATTCACTGAAGCGGGATTACGCGAATGAGCGGAATATGCGGACGGTGCAGACTCGCTACGCGCAGAGCTTGCTGATCGGCAACCGCGGGCAAATCGCGGAGCTGGAGAAGGCGCTCGAGCTGCTCAAGCAAATCCCGCAGGGCTCACCGGACCAGGTGGCCGCGGAGTATCTCGACCGGAGATTCTAAAGGGCGAAACGGGGAAGGGAAGTGGTCCGTAAAGTGGCCCAACAGAGAAACGGACAGAGAAAAGGGCCTGCTCCGTAGTCAGATGCTCTATCCAATTGAGCTATGGCCGCGTGGAAAGTGTTGGGACGGAATGTTGGGACCAGTCGCTTCTGATGAAAGTTCTGATCCTAACGTGAAATAGTTCTTGCAAGATGTTTGCCGGTGTTCGATCTTGTTCGCATGGAAGTGGCACTCAAAGTGGCCCAAGTGGCCCATCCCCAACAGCAACGCAAACATTCCGAGGTATCCGTCTACAAGGAGCCGGGCTCGGAGGTTTATTACTACAGGACTCAGGTGCATGGTAGGCGCTTTAAGCGGTCGACCGGGAAAACTAATTACAAGGAGGCGCTGGTTCAAGCGAAAGTTATCGCTCGGGAATTACGTCTTGATGGCCAGGCTCGGGCTACCATGAAGCGGCCGGGCTTTGCGGCGGTGGGCGATGTGCTGGCGGTCTGGCTGGAGCGGTCGCCGGCGATGACTCGGGGCAATAATGCTTCGACGCTGCGGAAGTGGGTGCGGTCGTTTGCGGGGGCGGATGCGGATGCGGTGTCGATGACTCGTTTGTCGGCGGAGGAGCTGGAGCGGTATCTGCGGGCTTGGCCGGGCTCGCCGGAGGGTCGGGCCTCTACCTGGCGGCAGATCCGGGCGATCTTTGCGGATCAGCCGCGGCGGTGGTATGCCCAGGCGGGGTTGGTCTTGCCGGATTTGACGGAGCTGCGGTTGGTGCGGGCGGAGATGGCGGCCCGTGAGCAACGGGTGCGGGGCTATAAGTTGATCGGGCGCGAGCGGTTGGCGGCGATGGATGCGGCGGCGGAGGTGTTGCGTCGCTCGAGCTCGCCGGAGGATCGTCGGGTGTGGGCGGTGTATGCGCTGATGCGGTGGTGTGGGCTGCGGAATTCGGAGGTGGCGAGTCTGCGCTGGGAGTGGTTGAAGCGGGGCCAGCGGTCGTTTCTTTGGTCGTTTGAGCGGCGCTTGCTTCCGGATGGTTCTTGGTATTTCCCGAAGGGGACGGCGCGGGATGTGCCGGTGCGGTGGCGAATCTTGGGGCAACTGCGGCGGGCGTTGCTGTCGCGGGAAGGCTATGTCATTCCTCGTGCGTCGATGACGGATGCGGTGACGTTGACGGAGCGGTCGATCAATGGCTTTGTGCGGGGGTTTGTGCCGGAGCGGACGAAGGGGGCGTATGAGTTGCGTAAGCAGTTTGGGGCGGAGTATTGCCAGAAATACGGCTTGCCGGCGACGGCGGTGGTGATGGGGCATGGGGATTTTAAGACGACTTGGAATCACTACCATGACTTGCTGGAGGAGGCGGCGCCGTTATGAGGCGGATCATCCTGGCAGCGGCGCTGTCATTGGCGGGCTGTGCTTCGAGGCCGGAGCCGCCGGTGGCGTATATGCCGCCGGTGGAGCATTGGCAGGAGGTGATGGTGCAGACGATTCCTCGCGGATGCTGGGTGGAGCATAATTCGGGCTATGTGGGGGTGGCGCCGATCGCGGTGCGGGTGCGGTCGTCGGAGCGGGGGCTGCCGAAGGGGATCAATGCAATCACGGTGACGCACTCGAGCGGGGCCTGGGAGCGGAAGATGGTGCGCTATGGGGAGCCGGTGCCGGAGCGGATGCTCTTCGATTTGCGGGGCTTGCCGGGGGTGGCGCCGGCGCTTAGTTTTGGGCCATGAATCGCTGGCGGCTGGTGGTGAGTTGGATTTGCCTGCTCGTGGGGGGTTGGGGCGTGGTGATTTTGCTGCGGGCTTCTCCGATTGGCTCGGCCATCTGGACGGATGCGGCTGTCTTGGAGCCGTGGGAGCTGGGCAAGAAAGTGAGCTGGGGCGCTAATCTGGTGTCGGCGATCGGGGAGTCCTGGCGCTGGTTGGTGGCGGTGGTTGGGTGCGCGGCGTTGGCGGGACTCGGGGCTTATCTGCAGCCGCCGGCGGTGGAGCCTCGGCCGCGACGGGGCGATTGGCCTAAGTAGAGGATTTCAAAACCATGAGCCGGCCCATGGTCCGCGGATGATATTGCCTTCCTGATACGCGAGGGGCAATATTATGAGACCGCATCGTCGGCAGCGCGGACGGTGGGGTTTGCGGGGTGCAGCAGGGGATACTCGACGATCGTGCTGGTGCGGCGGGTCTTGCTGACGACCAGGCCGCGGGTGACGGCGTCTTCAATGCATTCGCGGGCCATGCCGCCGCGGGTGAGCTCGGACTGCGCGGCGAGGCGCCGGAGCTCGGCGTCGATGTGCTTGGGGATGCTGGTGGAGATGTAGACTGACTTGCTCCCGGGGCCGTGGTTGCCGGGCTTTTTTGTGCGTTTCATGGGGACAAGATAGCAAGGCCGCAAGAATCTTCAAGTTTCTTGCAAGTTATTCTTGTCAAGAACTCACAAGTATGGGATTTACACCCCATGGCAAAACTCGTTCCACTGACTGTGACGTTGCCGGAGGATGTGTTTCATCAGATCCATGACCATGCGCGAAGCCAGTATCTGAGCCGATCCGCGGTCGTCCGGCGTTTAATCATCGAGGAGCTCGAGCGGCGTAAAGCGTCGCTACCTAATACGGACTGCGAGGTGGCGGCGTGAGCGACTCGGCCGTCCTTTTTATTTTGCTGCTGGCCGGGAATGTGGCGGTGGCTGGGGTGCTTTTGTCATTCGAACGCTTGTTTGAAAGAGGTGGCAAGTGAGCCAGGCGACGATGGCGCGGCCGGCCTCGAGCCGGACCAGGGCGAGTCAGGCGACCCGAGTGGCGCCGCGGCGCCGTTGGATGGTGCAGGGATTCTGCCCGCTGACCGGTGCCTGGCGGGAGCTGGTGCATGCTGCGTCGGCTGCCAGTGCAGTCGCTGCCTATTGCGCCGAGCACGACATGCCGCCCGACAACTGCCAAGCGTGGCGGGACTGACCGCGGCGCCCCGTTTTTCTTTTTTGTATGTCAAATCAGCACAAGGAAACATACAGCCTGCCGACCTGCTTCAGCGTCGCCGAGCTCTGCCGACGGACCGGCCTGGGACGCACGACGGTCAGCCAGGCGTTGAGCCGCGGCGACCTGGAGCATTACCGGGTGGGCTCCCGGGTGGTCATCCCGGAGCCGGCTGTTTTGTCCTGGCTTGAATCTCACCGGATCAGCAAACGTCCGAAACTGCGCGTGGCATGACTGACTCGTCGCTTATTCAGTCGGCCGCCCAGGCTGAACGCGCCGCCCCCGCCTTTTCTTTTTTTTCTGAGGAGGAAAAGGAAGCCAGTGAAAGGCTGGCTCAAGCTGGTGAGTTCACCGGCGAGCGGCTGTTCCGCGATCGGCCAGGCATCTACTCGGCGATCGTCCGGATGGCGGCTGAGGGTCTCAGCATTTCGGCTGCAGCTCGGGCGCTCGGTGTCAGTCGAAACACGGTCGTTGCGGTGCGTGAGCGTGAGGGGATTTCTATAGAGCAGGATAAAAAGGAGTTGATGAAGCTGCTCGGGACGGCGCGGCGCCTGTCGGTCGAGAAGGTCATCGAGCTCATCCCGGATCTCAAGAGTGCCAAGGATGCAGCGATCACGGCCGCGGTCATGGTGGACAAGTATGCGCTCCTGGCTGGCGAGGCGACGAGCCGGGTGGAGCGGGTGGAGATCAAGCCCGACCAGGTGCAGGCCTATCTTGATGCGCTGCCTGTTGTCGATGCAGAGTTCGAGGTCATTTCAATGGGTGTTCCCGCGGAAACGCCGGGACAAAGGGCGGCCGGCCTCGAGGCGTCGGTCGCCGGCTTGCTCGAGGTCGCGTCTGATCTGACATCAGATGTTTCCGGACCAGCTGACAGTGTGGCAGCGGGAGAGGGGACCACTTGTAGGACCACTGCTGGCCTGCCGAGCGTGCCTCCCCTCGGTGCCGGTGAGGGGGGAGGGGGGGGTGCGTGCGTCGACGATGGTGCCCCTCGGTGGATTGATCTGAAAAACCAGAATTTTGGGCAAAGGGCCCATTCTACAGAAGACGCAACTACATCGGTTGCTGGCGATCTTTTAGGGGGCGCCGGCGTTCGAGGCAAGGGCGGCGATGTGGAAGGTGGCGGCGCGGGCCTTGGGGGACCGCCCGCCACCACGACTTTATGCAAACGCACCAAAAAGAAGGGGGGGCCAACACCGGCCTCATCACCACGGAAGCCCTCCAAGAAGGCTCCGATTTCCAAAAAAAAGAAGGGGGGCTCCGCGTGTTGACCACCGAAGGCGTCCGCAAAATGGCTGAGGCTCTGCGCCTTCGACGCGCCGCGCCCGCGGAGCGCCTTGTCGTGGACATCCCCGACGACGTCCCTGAGCCGCCCGAAGACGCCCCTGAGTGGCAGCCAGGGCCCGCGCCGGAAGTTCCAGTCGAAGAGCTCGACGACGACGTTGCCATCTACGCCACCGCCCGGCGCCATCACTTCAACCACCGCCTGCTCGGCTGCGAGATCGAGGGCAAGGCCGGGATGATCAATGTCTCCGTGCGCGACAGCGCCTTCTACCGGGCGGGCGAAAAGTTTGCCGTGACGCTGAACGACACCGGCGCCTGGGAAGCCGCCCACCACCGCACCGTCGGCAAACGCCCATGAACGCCCCCGACTGCATCCTCTGCGCCGACTTCGGCAAGACCCGCGAAGCCGCCTTCGTCCACGACATCGGCGCCCTCTGCGTCCCGTGCAACCGCGACGTCATGGATCTGGCCCACGACCTCTACCGCAACCACTCCCTCCGCCCCATGACCAAAGACGAAAGGCAAATTTACCATGGCCACAAGCAGCACTGACCCCAAACCCACCGCCCCGAAAGCCCCCGACATCGTCCGCGAGAACGACGGCCGCGACCAGCTCGTCGGCTATCTCGGTTGGAAGTCCATCCTCGAGCGCCTTGAGACGCGGCGCCGCCGTCCATGAAAAAAATGAACCGCCTCCCTATAGAAATCGAACCCGGCACCATTGGCTACGAGCAGCTCGACTGCGTCGGCTTTAATCGCGCCCTCGACGCCTGGGCCAAACGCCGCGGCATCGTCTGGGGCAACCCCTTCCGTCGCCCCTTCACCATCCCTCAATCCAAAAAGAAAGGAGCTCCCCATGGCCGGTGACTGGATCAAAATGCGTTGCAACCTTGACACCGACCCGGCCGTCTTCCAGATCGCCGCCCAGCTCGGCCTCGATGAACTCAGCGTCGTCGGCCGCCTGTGGAAAGTCTGGGCCTGGGCCGATCAACACGTCAGCGACTGTCACGCTACCGGCGTGACAGATGTCACGCTCGACCGCATCAGCACCACGCCCGGCTTTGCCGCCGCCATGCGCCGCGTCGGGTGGATCACCGGAGAGTCCGACAGTCCGACGTTACCCCGCTTCGACCGTCATAATGGGCAAAGTGCTAAGACAAGGGCACTTGCGACAGAACGCCAAGCCCGAAAACGTCACGGTGATGTCACGCCCGAGTCACGCCCCATCCGTGACCAGAGAAGAGAAGAGAAGAGTAATACCCCTATAGTCCCCAAAGGGGACGATTCAAGCGGCGCGGCCGAAGAAATCCCGACGCCCGATTCTCCCCATCTCCTCCGAGCCAAAGCCATCTTCCGCATGCGCCCCGGCACCCCGCTCGATCGCAGCCTCGCCCGCGCCTGGAAGACCGCCCGTGCCGCCGTCGCCGCCACGACCGACGACGAATGGCAGCAGCTCGAGTCGTATTATTGCGCCGTCATCGCCAGCCGCGACGACTACCGCCGCAAAGACCTCGCCACCCTGCTGAACAACTGGTCGACCGAATTGACCCGAGCCGCCGCCCATTGTCAGCGTCACGGCCTCGCCTCCGGAAATTCGCAAAAAAAAGAAACGGGGGGCCCACCGGCTGAGATTTGGCACGCCGCCCTGGTCGCGCTTTATCCCGACGCCCCGCCCGAAGCCATGCCCTACGCCCAGTGGTCCGACATCCCCGAGAGTCTCCGCCGAGAGATCCTCGAAGTCATCGCCGCCGCCGAAGAAAGCGAGGCCGCATGAGTGGCCTCGCCCTCACCGCCTACACCGTGCTCATCGCCCTCATCGCCATGATTCTCCTGGTCATGTTCGACGACGACGGAGGAGGCCCCTTCGCATGAACCCTTTTGCCCCTGACCCATGGTGCGGCGGGAGATCCGCCGACCGGTTGCCACAAAGTGTGCTCCGCATGAAACAGGCAAGGGCAACTTCCTTACACCCATGAACCCCATGCCCACCCGACCCATCGGCCGCGTCGAGTTTGTCCCCTATGACAAATACCCCCGCGGCACCAGCCCCGCACCCAGCGCCCTCGAGCTCGCCCGGCTTTACGACCGCGCCGCCGAGCAGATCGGCCTCCTGGTCTACGCCCTGCGCCTCAGCACCCCACGCAACCAACTCGCCTTCGACGCCCGCGAAGCCGCCCTGGCCGCCGTCGAATTCGACCTCAAATGATCGACCTCAGCGACACACCGGAAACAGATTTGCTGTTAAGCAACCAACACCACGATTGCGTCCCCTTCGACGACAGCACAGGACAATTAGCTGAATTGTGCTTCAAACTGGAGCGTGAACGCGACGAGGCCCGCAAGGCTTTCGCTATCGCCACAACCAACTGCGTCGATGCCCAGCAGCGGCTCCGGGTGCTCGAGCGCGAGCGCAACGAAGCCCAAGCCGACCGCGCCCATCTCCTCATCATCGCCCGCGACCGCCTCGAAAAAATCCGCCAACTCGAGCGCGAGATCGAAGCCGCGACCTCTCTCAAATCTCAAATTTCAAATCTCCAAATCCCATGAACACCCGCGACCTCAAAGCCAGCCAGCTCAGTCTCAAGCCCCATCAGCCCGGCGTCACCTTGGCCATACCCGCCAACCTCCGCCGCCGCACCCGCGCCACGAACTTCCGCGGCCGCGCCCGCGTCAAGCGCCTCCGCCTCCGCCGCCTCCAGCGCCAATCCCGCCGCCGCGCCCGCCTTGTCTGAAATCTCAAATTTCAAATCTCCAATCCAACCCATGAATCCCGACCCCAACTCCATCCCGCTCTGGTCCCAGCCCGCCGAAGCCGGCTTGATCAGCAGCGTCCTCAACGGCGGCACCACCGCCCTCGACGCCGCCCTTGAGCTCGTGCACGACGACTGGTTCTTCGCCCCCGCCAACGCAACCGCCTGGCAAGTCCTCAAGACCCTCAGCGCCCGGCGTCAGCCCGTCGACCTGCTCACCTTCACCGAAACCTTCCGCCAGACCGGCGAGCTCGACAAAATCGAAGGCGGTCCCGGCTTCATCACCGCCGAATACACCCGCACCGAATGCAGCGCCGCGACCGTCAGCCACTGGGCCGACCAGCTCCGCGACTACTGGCGCCGGCGTGAGATCCACCGCATCGGCGTCGACCTCATGCTCGAAGCCCGCAACTTCCAGCGCACCAGCGACGAGATCCTCGACACCAGCGAGAAAAGCCTCCTCGACCTCCGTCTCGACACGAAACAAACCGGCCTCCAGCACTGCGCCACTGCCGTGAGCGAAGCCGCCGATCGGATCGAGCAAGCCTATAAGAAACGCGGCAAGCCCATCGGCATCGCCACCGGCTTTCACGACTTCGACCGCATGACCAGCGGATTAAAACCCTCGCAGCTCATCATCATCGCGGCCCGGCCGTCCATGGGCAAAAGCGCCTTCGCTACGAACATCGCCGAGCACGCCTGCCTGGCCGACAAAGTCCCCACCGCCCTCTTCAGCCTCGAGATGGGCGCCGCCGACTTGATGGAACGCGTCCTTTGCACCCAAGCCGGAGTCAAACTCCAACGCATCCGCGACGGCTTCATGAGCAAGACCGACATGCAAAATCTCGGAGCGAAGCACGACGAGATCAGCCAGGCCCCGCTTTACATCGACGAGACACCCGCCCTCAGCATCGCCGCCTTCCGGGCCCGCGCCCGCCGCGCCGTGGCCAAATACGGCGTCAAGCTCCTCATCGTCGACTACCTCCAGCTGATGAAAGGCAGCACGAAGCGAGCCGCCCAGGATCGGCGCCTCGAGATCGACGAAATCAGCAGCGGCCTCAAGCAGACCGCGATGGAACTCGCCGTCCCCGTCATCGCCCTCTCGCAGCTCAACCGCGACGCAGAAGAACGCGCCGAGCCAAAACTCAGCCACCTCCGCGAGAGCGGCAGCATTGAGCAAGATGCCGATGTTGTCGCCTTGCTGCATCGTCCGGAGCGGATCACGCACAAGGAAGAAGACAAAGGCAAAGCCGTCCTGATCCTGGCCAAGCAGCGCAACGGACCCGTCGGCCGCATCGAACTCCTCTTCGACGCCGAGATCACCAAATTCAAAAACAGCACGGAAGAACTTTACTCGAACAAAAGCGAAAAGCGCCAAGCCAGCAAAAACCCCGACTACAAACCCAACAACTTCAACGACAAAGACGGAGATTAACCCATGAGCCACGAAGAAACCATCGCCCGCATGAACGCCGAATTGAACACCACCGAAGCCTGGGAGCGCCGCTGGCAAGTCGAACGCGAGCACAACGAGCGCCTCCTCAAGCAAGCCAGTCTCACCCGCGAAGGCATCCACCAGCTCCGCGCCCGCGCCATCGAACGCTACTCCGCCTATCAGCAAAGCGCCGCTCAAGCCCGCACCGCGAATGACCCCCGCCGCGCCGACCTCCACGAAAAAATGTGCAACGTCCAAAGCGGCATGACCCGCGCCCTCGACGACGTCCTCCAACTCTTCGACCAGATCGAACAGATCGAATGAAAACCCTGATCCTCACCTGTTCCCGCAACGACACCTATTGCGGCGGCTACGTCGCCGGCCTCATGGCCGCCATGCAGAGCCCGCATTTTGCCGGCTGGTGCCACCTCGACCATGAATCCGACATCGCCCGCGGCCGCAGCAAACTCCTCGACCGCGCCCTGGCCCAGACTGACGCGCCCGCCTTCCTCTGGATCGACGACGACATCGCCTTCACCGCCGCCGACTTCGACACCATCTGCGAGTGCGACCAGGACATCATCGGCGGCCTCTATCCCTTGCGCCACGCCAGCCGCCGTCCCTGCCACGGACGCCTCCTCGACCCCGACGCCCGCGGCCCCATCGTCACCGTCGACGCCATCGGCACCGGCTTTTTGCGCGTCACCCGGCGTGCCCTGGAATGCATGCGCCCCCTCACGCGAAAGACCGCCGACCTCCCGACCGAAGGCCCTGGCTGGACCCACTGGTTCCCCGCCGGCCTCCGCGACGGACGTTACCTCTCCGAAGACTGGGCCTTTTGCTATCTCGCCTGGCAAGCCGACATCCCCGTCCACGCCCACCGCGACGTCCGCCTCAAACACATCGGCATCCACGATTACACCCTGCCATGAACATCACCATCATCATGCCCGTCTGGAACCGCGCCGACACCCTCCGCCGCGCCATCGAATCCACCGCCGGCCAAGGCGCCGACCAGTTTGTCATCATCGACGACCACAGCACCGACGGCAGCTACGAGATCGCCCGCGAATATCCCGGCATTACCGTCCACCGCCATGACTGGAAAAGCACCGATCACCTCCGCGCCCTCGAGCCCGTCATCGAAAACCTCCAGACCGACTATGTCCTCGGCATCGGCGCCGACGACTACCTTTATCCTGGCTGCATCGCCGCCCTGCGCCGCGGCTACCTCCACGCCCAAGGCGAACGCCCCGGCGCCATCTTTGCCGACTTCGACCACGTCGACAGCCAGGCGCAACTCCTGCGCACCGTCCGCTACAGCCCCGTCATGGTGCACCTCCCGCCCGAGAGTTACCGCGCCTACATCGCCCATAAAAGCGTCCGCCCCGAATGCGGCGTCGCCAGCCTGATCCGCCACGACCTCTTGGTCTGGCTGCAACGCGAAGGTTACGCCACCACCGGCTATTTGTCCGACGTGTGGGGCTACATGCTCGCCGCCCTCCGCGCCGGCGCCGTCTACGTCCCCGGGCCCTACGCCGCCTTCACCACCCGAGCCAAAGAGCCCAGCTTCAGCGCCCGCGGCACGGCCAACCCCGCCGAGCGCGAGCGCATCGCCCGCGACGGCACCGCCTTCCTCAACCGCCCCGCCATCGCCCCCTACGCCCAAGGCATCAAATGGCCCGTCTGAGCCTCCGGCAGTTTTCAGTCTTCAGTTTTCAGTATTCAGCATGAAACCAAAACCCAAGCCGCCCACCGCGGCGCAATACAAACGACTCCAGCGCGAAGCGTCCGACTGGCGCGAATGCGCATGGATGCTTTTAGGGCAACTCATGGGCACCGCCGCCGACACCCGCAAAAGCGGGGCATGCACCCATTACGACTATCTCACGCGCACCACCAGCGTCCCGTGGCCCAAACGCTACCCGCACGGCTACAAACCCAAACCTCTGCCAACTCCACTCTCATGAAAACTCGCAAACACACCTACTTCGTCATCGACACCGATGGCATCAACTTCACGCCCGCCATGAAACCCGCGGGCCCGTTCGCCACCATCGCCGCAGCCGAAGCCTGGCGCCTGCCAACTGAAAACTGAAAACTGCCAACTCTGCCCTTATGTCCTACATCCAAAAACCCAACACCTGCCCAAAATGCGGTTCGCCGCAAGTATCAACAAAACTGGACGGAACCACAGCGCGTATTTGGTTTGTCTGCGGGAGCTACGGCTACGCAGACAAACCAGACCAAGTATTTCGCAGTTCGGACAAATGCCTCGACAGAGAAGAGATCAACACCTTGCAGCGCAAGGTCAAGGAACTGCAGGTCGCGTTAGACTTCGCCGACGAAGCCATCGATCAGCGGGAGCGTTCTCGTAAAGATACGGAAACAGAACTCCGCAATGTCAAAGCTGCAAGGGATTATTGGAATAGCAAATGGAAAGAG